TGTCCTGAACATCACAGAGGAAACAATGGTATTCACGGAATGGGTCGAAAGGCTTTTGAAAGAAAATTCAATACCACCGAGGAAGCGTTATTACAGGAAGTTCAACAGAGCTTGGGGGGATAAATGACTACATTTACTACCGAGGATAGAATTAAAGTTCAAGAGGGTCAAAACCTAACTCAGACGAAATACGGTGCGCTCTATTACGAAACTCCTTATCGTGGTGAGTCCACTTGTTTGTTTTGTGACGGCTCATGTGGATACATTCATGGCATAAAACACGAATTACCGTGTCAAGATGACCGCAACGAGCAGACGAAATAGTAACTGTATGCTCCCAATCCTCGCCTGTGTCATAGATGTATGAACCCATAACGCTTGGGTCTTTGTCTACAATGAACTCAACTTCTTCTGGCAACGGCATATTCCACCTGTCAAAAGGCTTCATACAGTAAATAGCGCTGTATAAGTTTTTAAGAATGGCAGGAGTTAGCTTCATACTTGATGTATCTTACCCCTAAACTCAACCTCATCCTCACCCCAAACCCTAACCATCTCTGGTTGCAATAGCTTGCTGCGGTCAAAGGAAAGCATTACAAAGCCTGAATTCCAGTCTTTAGGGGTATCTTCTGTGTAGCTGAATTGTTGACCATTAGGGTCGGCTAAAGTACCAGTCTGTACGCCCCAGCGAGTGCCGTTATAGTCATTGAATGGAATAGCTGAAAGTACATGAGTATGGCCTGTAATCATGTTTACGCCAGCATTAACTGTGTTGTTGCGACCACCAGTCCAACCGCCTTTCCAGCGATGTTTAATGCAAGTATCTTCATTAACCCAGAAAGACCAGCAAGGATTCCACATAGGAAAGTAGTCTTTAAGGCTAGTGCCACGCACACCTTCAAACGATGGCAAATTTGCAATAATGGACATTTCTAAGCGTTGGTCATGGTTACCAATAGGCCAAAACAACTTAGCGCCTTTGGCTACAGCTTCAATTTCACCCAAGAAATACTGGCAAGCGTCTAATTCTTCTTTAACTGTTGGGACTTTATTCCAATCTTGGCGTGGGAAACGGCTTAAATTAGCCCCATCAAGCGCATCGCCATTACAGACTATGGCTGTAGGCTTAAACTCTTTAATCATCTCTAACAGAGCTTTAAACGCTGTAGTGGTATCGTCAGGCCAAAAGTGTGCATCGCTAAATACAATGACACGGCCTTTTTCTATGTCCATACCTCTACGGACATGACCAGGTGTTTGCTCAATCTTTTTAGCGTAAGCTGGGTTTAGGCTTGCAAAAGTAGGTAATTCTATTTTTAAACGACTTTCTATTGACCTACGCCTAGCCATTACATTTCTTACCGCTATTCCATGCACTCTGCCAAATTCTGCTGGGCTTCCTATTTTATTCCAAGAAGCTATCCATTCTTCATCGGTTAAATGATAACCAGCCATTAAATTCCCCTATAATCAATAAGTTACTAAATACTAACCTAAAATATGTCATTCGCAAAAAAAGTTGATAAAAATCAAGCAAGTGTTGTAAAAGCGCTACGAGATAATGGTGCTGATGTATACCTATTGCACATGGTTGGCAAAGGAATACCAGACTTACTTGTGGCTTATGAAGGACACACTATTTTAATAGAAGTTAAAGATGGTGTCGATAAACACTTTACACCCGACCAATTAAAGTTTATAGCTGGTTGGAAAGGTGGCGATTTATTTAGGGTAAATAACGAGCAAGAAGCTATAGATTTGTTAAAATCGTACAAACTGGAGTGATATATGAATGACAACATGGCAATGTTTGCTGCTACGATGCTGCATAGCGCTACTAATACCCATTTTTTCCATTGGAATACTGATTCTTTTTCTAAGCACATGGCTTTGGGAGAGTATTACGAGGAAATCGTGGAATTGGTAGATGACCTAGTAGAGTCTTACATGGGTTGCTATGAGCAGATTAAAACATTTCCAAGCGTCTATCATCAGCCTAAAGAAGCTGTTAAGTATATGGAATCATTGAAGAATTTTGTAGATGATGCCCGTAAAGATTTGCCGCAAGAAACACAAATCCAGAATATTATTGATGAAATAGCCCAGCTTATTGACTCTACCCTCTACAAACTACGCTTTTTGAAATAAGGACATATCATGCCACTCGATAAATCAGGAAGCGCCCAAAGCGTAGGTAAGAACATTAAAACAGAGATGAAAGCTGGTCGCCCAAAGAAACAAGCGGTGGCAATCGCCCTTAATGTAGAGCGTGATAATGCTAAAGGTAAGCGTAAAGCTACCCTTGAAGAAGCATACGGTAAATTCCTTGGAAAGCGTGAAGCAGAATGAAACACATGAGCCGAGCCTACAAAAAAGAAGATGCTATGTTGCGCCCACATAAAGAGTCAACCCTTGAAAAACAAGAAGTTGCTCGCAATAAGCCAAAACCACAAGAATTAGCAGTAGGCGGTAAAGGTGACTTGCTTAACCCATTGAATAACAAGCGCATGAAGCGTAAAGCTGCATTACTGTCAGCTATGAATAAGATTCACGACCCTGACATTGCATAATGGCTACGCTGGCAGACGCTCTTAGGGGTTACACACCTCCAACCGAATCGGCACTTGCTGACCCGATTAAAGAGCATTTCCGCACCCTGCCACAGCAGTTAGAAACAAACCAACGGGCTATGGATAAAACTATGGCTGGTATGTATAAAACCGACATTATGGGTAAGCCTAACCCAAATTATTACCCTGAAGCAATCCAAGAGTTTACGCAAAACTATGCCCCTAATGTAATGGGAAGCATTAAAAATGTTGTTGGCCCATTAACAAGAATGGCAACAGCCCAAGTTAGAGCCGCACTTCCGTATGCTGAAGGTGGGTTAAATTTGCCAGCAAACAACACGGCAATGCAAAGAGCAAGGGCAATGGGATTTGAAACTGCCCCAAGCAAAGAACTTTATCATGGCTCAAGAGGTGAGATACTAGGTGATATTGACCCAACTAAATCTGATTTTGGGTTTCATGTAGGCACATTAGAGCAAGCCCAAGAGCGATTAAAAACATTTGGCAATAGGGGCATTGATTATCCTGAAGGAGCTAATATTGCTCCAATGCTTAAAAGTAAGTATGCTGACTTTTTAACGGTTAAAGACCAAGGCGGTTTTCACGCTGATGAATTACTTGACCAACTGCGTGGCAATAAAAACATTGACCAAGGCGTAATTAAAAAGCTAAAAGATAAAATGATGACCGATACGAGAACAACAACTCATTCGGCAATGAAAGAATATGACGATGTATTGCGTGACCAAGTGCAACAACAAGGGTACAAAGGTCTTAAATACATGAATAACACCGAAGGCGAAGGTTTATCTTACGCTGTAAGTGACCCATCCGTACTGCGTAGTAGATTTGCTGCATTTGACCCATATATGGAAAAGAGTGCAAATCCTATGGCTGCTGGTTTAGCGGTACCTATGGTAAAGCCTGAAGAAAAGAAAACTCGCAAGCAAATCATAGAAGAAGAATTAAACAAAAAGAAGTGATAGAATAAACCCTTACAAATCAATTACTTGAGAATGTATGGACAATAAAGTAGAAGAAACTAGAAAAAAGACTGGTGGTCGTAAGCCAGGAGTGCCTAATAAAGCCACTCAAGAGGCTCGTGAGGCTATTAAAGCCTTACTTGATGCCAACATACCTTATTTACAAACATGGATTGAGAGCACCGCAGAAGGCATATTTGACGACCTTACTGGAAAGTGGATTGTGCAACCTAATCCTGCCAAAGCCTGCGACATAGTGCAAAACTTAGTTGAATACTCTGTGCCTAAGTTAGCTAGGACTGAAGTAGTAGGTGATGAAAAGACTCCTGTACGCATGGTGGTGTCTTGGAAGAAATAGTCCAAGAGGTAGAGTTAGACTACCAACCCCGTGATGTATTCCTAGATTTCCATGAAAGAAGCCAGCGCTGGGCAGTTATTGTAGCGCATAGACGCTGTGGTAAGACTGTTAGCTGTATTAATGAGTTGATATATAAGGCACTCATTGAGGGCAAAGAAGATGGCAGATATGCGTATGTTGCACCATATTACAGCCAAGCTAAGAATATCGCCTGGGACTATCTACTAAGATTTAGTAAGCCAGTAATGGCAAAAGCCAATCAATCTGAACTATGGGTGGAGTTAATAAATGGGGCGAGAATACGATTATTCGGTGCTGATAATGCTGATAGTCTGCGTGGTCTGTATCTTGACGGTATAGTTTTAGATGAGTATGCAGATATGCGCCCTCGTATTTGGGGCGAGATTATTCGGCCTTTGTTGGCAGACAGGCTTGGATGGGCAGTTTTCATTGGAACCCCAAAGGGTCATAACGCCTTCTGGGACATCTATAGCAACGCCATTAAGAATGACAACTGGTATGCCAAAACCCTAAGAGCAAGCCAAACAGGGCTACTTGCCAAAGAAGAATTGGAAGATGCTGCTAGGTCAATGACTCAAGACCAATACTTACAAGAGTTTGAGTGTGACTTTGAGTCTGCAATTCTTGGTGCTTACTACGGTAAAGAGATGCGTCAACTTACTGACCAAGGCAGAGTCACCAATGTAGAGTATGACCCTATGTTTAAAGTATTTACAGCATGGGACTTGGGCTACTCAGACGATACCGCTATTTGGTGGTTTCAAGTGGTGCATGGTGAGATTAGACTGCTTGATTACCACTCATCTAATGGTCAACCAATCGCTTTCTATGCAGGCATTATTCAGTCAAGAGAGAAAGAAAGAGGCTATGTGTATGGTACACACTACTTGCCTCACGATGCCCGTGCAAAAACATTAGCTAGCAATAAGTCCATAATTGAGCAACTTTCTGACAAAATTCCGTTAAAATGTTTAAAAATTGTGCCAAGTTTGTCACTTCAAGATGGAATTCAAGCAACTAGGTTAGCGCTTACTAGGGCTTGGTTTGACCACAAGTGCGAAGATGGCATTGAATGTTTACGGCAATACCAGCGTGAATACGATGAGGATAAGAAAGTATTTAGGGATAAACCCCGACATGACTGGACTTCTCATGGTGCTGACGCATTTAGGATGTTAAGTATTGCCTGGAAAGAAGAAGCTAAGTTGCCCCATAAGGATGACTCCATTAAAGGGCTGTATGTAGGACAAACCGATGTATCGCTTAATGATATGTGGAAAGACACAAAAGTCAGGACAGCAGGGAGAATTTGATGGCGAATGATAAGGCAACTGTAAATCACAGTTATGAAGATTGGTACAAGACGATTATGGGGTACGAGCGTACCTATAAGCGTTGGGAAGCCCGTGTAGACCGCATCGTAAAGAAATATAAAGATGATTCAAGATACGACAGAAATCCTAATGCTCGCTTCAACATACTCTGGAGCAATGTCCAGACTATTCAGCCAGCTATCTTTGCAAGACTTCCTAGACCTGATGTTAGCCGTAGATTTAGGGACAATGACCCAATAGGCCGTGTAGCCTCAATGATGCTTGAGCGTGCGCTTGAGTATGAGATTGAGCACTATGGTGACTACAAATCAGCCATGAATAACTCTGTGCTAGACCGCTTGCTTGGTGGTCGTGGCGTGGCTTGGGTGCGTTATGAGCCTCATTTTGCTGCTGATGAGCCAGGTGAGCCGGAAGATGGATTTAGCGTAACTGAAGATAGCGATGAAGCAGAAACTCCTGAAGCTGTTGAAAACGAGAACCCAGAGCGTATTGAGTATGAGTGCGCTCCTGTGGATTATGTCCATTGGAAAGACTTTGGACACACTACTGCCCGTACTTGGGAAGAAGTAACTGCGGTATGGCGTAGAGTTTATATGTCACGCCCTGCATTGGTAGAGCGTTTTGGTGAAGAATTGGGCGGTAAAGTACCACTCGACACTAAGCCTGATGACCAAAAGCAATCTTACAAGTCTGATGATGGTCTATATGAGGCGGTAATCTATGAAATCTGGGATAAAGAAACAGGCAAAGTATTGTGGATTTCTAAGTCCCTCGGAAAGATTCTGGATGAGCGAGATGACCCATTACAGCTTGAAAACTTTTGGCCTTGCCCTAAACCCCTTTACAGCACACTTACTACCGATAGCCTTGAGCCAATTCCTGACTTTGTTATTTACCAAGACCAAGCCCGTGAATTAGATGTATTGTGCGACAGAATTGATGGCTTGATTAACGCCCTTAAAGTGCGTGGTGTATATGACGCTTCTAATAGCGAGTTAGCACGCTTATTCTCTGAAGGCGAAAACAATAGCTTGATTCCTGTCCATAACTGGATGGCATTTGCTGAAAAGCAAGGCATGAAAGGCGCTATTGACTTAGTAGACATTGCCCCATTTGCTACTGCATTGCAACAATGCTACGCAGCGATGGAGCAAGTTAAAGGTCAAATCTATGAATTGATGGGTATTGCCGATATTCAGCGTGGTCAATCTGACCCCAATGAAACACTTGGCGCACAAATCATCAAATCTAACAACGCTTCTGGTCGCCTAAAGACTATGCAGCACGCAGTAGTAGACTTTGCTACTAGCTTGTTGTCAATTAAAGCCCAAATTATCTGTAATCACTTTACAGACGATACATTGGTGCAAATCTCTGGTGCTATGCAGTTAAGCCCACAAGACCAACAGTTGATTCCACAAGCTATTGCCTTGTTGCGTAACGAAGCAGCTAAGAATTTCCGTATTGAAGTCACTTCTGATTCAATGATTTACCAGGATGAGCAGCAAGAAAAGCAAGACCGTATGCAATTCTTGCAAGCTGTGGGTGGATTTATGACCCAAGCTATTCCTGCTTCTACTGCAAACCCAGAATTAACCCCAATGCTCATCGAAATGCTGAAATTTGGTGTTACAGCGTTTAAAGCTGGTAAGCAACTCGAAGGAATTATTGACGAAACTGCTGATAAATTCCGTGAAATGGCTAAACAAGCTGAAGGTCAGCCTAAACCACCTACACCAGAGATGCAAAAACTGCAAATGCAGTCACAAATTGAGATGCAGAAGATGCAAATCGATGCCGAGGCGATGAAGCGGCAGGCGGCGTTCGATGCTCAGGAACACCAGATGAAGATGGCTGAAATCATGGCCAAGACGCAAGCGGCACAGATTGTCGCCTCCTCCAAGATTCGCATTGCCGAGGCGACGGCCAAGCAACGCGAACAACAGGCAGTGAGCCAATGATCTCGAAACAGGAATATCTCGATTTCTGGCATTTCAAGCCGGAGGAAGAAGAAGCAGCCTGGGCGGCGAAGGTTGCCTTCGACCAGGGCAAGAGAGTCATGGAAGCGCCCATGGTCTTCGTGAAGCCGGATGTTCACTACGAGTCGCCGATTGATGGCCGGGTCATCAGCTCGAAACAACAAAGGCTCGATGACCTGGCCCGCTCGAACTGCATCGAGTACGACCCGGAGATGAAGACGGACGCGGAAAGAAGGCGTCAGGAAGCCGACAAGGTGCTCGACAAGGCGGTGGATTCGACCGTCGAGGCGGCATTTGAGAAGATGCCGGTCAAGAAGAAGGAGCGTCTTACAAACGAATTGGTTGGCGGAATCACCGCCGAACCAGTGAGGCTAACAGCCGGAGGATGACATGGAACAGCAGGAACTGATTGA